TTAATAGTTTTCCATAATATCAGCTACACTTGATTTCATTTTCTTTGTGACATGCGTATAAATTTGGGCAGTAGTTTTAGCGTCTGCATGTCCTACACGTTCCATGATTGATTTTAGCGGCACGTTATTCTCTGCTAAACGGCTAATAAGAGTGTGGCGGAAGATGTGGCTAGTAAGTTTTTTTGTAATTGGGTCTTCCAATCTTTCATTAGCTTTTTTTAAAGCTAAGTTGAATGAGTTAGTCTGAATTGGAACACCGTTTTTTGTTGTAAAAAGGTATCCCATATCTCTATATCTATGATTTGTATTTTTTTCTAGTTCGTTCATAAATTCTAACTCTTGTAGAATTTCAAGTTCTCTACTTGTCATGATGGTTTCACGATAAGAAGCTAATGTCTTTGGTGCTGTCTTTTCCCCGTTACGATATCCTTCTGTATGATCAAATGTTCCGTGCAACTGCAATATTCTTGACTTAGATTCGTAGTTGCACGGCTCAATGCTGACAGCTTCACCGATACGACAACCGTTCAAACTGATAAACTCAGCCAACAAACCAAGACGGTAAGTGCTAGGTCTTCTGTACAATTCTTTCAATAATGGTTTAATTTCATCTTCTTCAAGATATTTTTCTCCAGCCTTTTTCCAGTCTTCAAGAGTTTTCTTTACCCTTGGGAGTTTAGCACGTCTTGCAGGATTATCTTGGATAATATCCAAACCAACAGCATAATCAAATGCTAAGTTTAGCATAGACTTATTACGCTCTTTTTTATTCCTAGAGCAATCTAGGTTATCGAGATAATTCTGAACGTATTTAGGATCAATATTCACTACTTTAACACCTATTCCAAAAGTTTCCCTTATCTCTTCGATGTTACCCCTCAGAGAAGCTACAGACGACCTTTTAAGTTCTTTCTTATAAAACGCCCACCATTCATCTAAAAGTTCCGTGAAAAGTAACTCAGAGGCCTTTAATTGCGCTATTTTTTCTGTTATTTTTTGTTCAAGGATTTTTCGAGCTGCTTTATAAGCTCTTGAATTATCCTTCTCCATAGTAACGGATACAGGTTTCCATGTTCCAGTGTAAGGATCTTTATAATTTTCACGAAATTTGAATTTACCGTTATCAGTTTCTTCTATCCACATTTGTTTTTTACCTCATTTTCTGTTAAAATAGGTATAGTAAAGAGACCTACTGCGAAGCAGGTTTTTACTATACTGTCTTGCCTCACGCTCAGAGTCGCCAAACTTTGAGAGCGTGGGGCTTTTTGTTTTAGATTAACTAATTATCGATATTTTCAAGCAATTGATGTTCGTTGAACAATAGTGCTATCTGGTTTTTATCTTGCTCAATATCTTGTTGAAACGCATTATATTCATTGCTACCTTTTTTATATTGATCTCTCATAATTGTATTGTATTTTACAATGTCTTCTAAATGTCTAATCTCTAATAAATTGTTATTGGCCTTATAAGAGTTGTAATTCCATCCGTGGAACACTCTATCCATGTTTGGTAATTCACCGATATATCCTTTATACGAATGTATTTCCCAGAGGATTTTGTACTCATCGTAAAGAACTTTCCCCGATAGTGTTAAAGTAATACACCCTTCTTTATTCTTTTTAAGCAATCCATCTCGAATAAACATATCTGTAGTTTTTTTAGTATTTAAATGATAATCGTAGAAGAAGTAGCGTGGTGGTTTACTTGTCGGTTTTCTGGGGTTTTTAGTACGCCCCCACCACACCAACAATAAAATCTCACGTAGTTTGTATCCTACACCTGTTATGTATGTATCATCATATCTTTTCCCGCTTGGATTTACTCTATACTTATTTAAGTCGGGATAGCTTGGTGACTTTATATTAGTAGTCGATTTGGTAATTTTTACAACCTTTTCAGCTACAGCCTGATTATTTTTCTGTTTTAGAGTTTTAACTACCAAATTCCAAAACTTCATATCAATCTCCTAACCTAAATTCTTTAACCATCACTCATGAGCTATGATTTCCCGAATAACTTCCAACGACTTCACCAATAATTCTAAAGTCGCTATCTCTATCTATCGGTATATCTTCATACTTGCTATTTAAACTGTGCAGAAATGCCCCCTCGTCATTTATAAGTAGCTGTTTGATATAAGCGTCACCATAGTATTCAAAAACGCCTATATCGCCATCTGTAAGCTCTACGGATAGCTTAACAAATACATAATCCCCAGAGTGATACTTCGGTTCCATGGAATCACCATAAACAGGGATAACAAAGTCTGCGTCATAATCGACTGGTAACTCAATTTTTTCTACTTGTACATCATTTAGATACTGACCTGTACCAGCTGAAGCTGCGTGGTCGTAGTAGTTGTAAGAAAATAATTCGGCAATAGTATCTTCATTGTTTTTAATTTCTTTCTGTTGTTCCAATAAAGTCTCAGCTGTATCTAAAACAATTATCTGTCTACTGTGTTCTAGTTGAGAAGAAGTAGAGTTTATTTTTTGTAGAGTAGATGGGATAAGTTCGACTTGGGGATTGATCGAAGTGGGATTATCTCCAAACATCATTTTCTTAGGCTCTACACCGAAGAATTTTGCTATCTCTTCAATCTCATATATTTTAGGAGAACGCGTCCCTTTTTCCCATTTTGATATTGTCGACTTTGTTTTTCCAAGTTCTTCTGCTAACTGTTCCATAGTCAAATTCTTACCAAGCCTAAGTTCTTTGACCATTGCCGGAAATGCGATAGTGGAAGCCATATAAATTCTCCTTTTTATAGCTTAATTATCTACATTATAATTACATGTTTACAAAATGTCAACAAAAATAGCAAAAAATCAAATTCAAAAAAGTTGACTTTTTTAACACAAAATAGTTGACAAAAAGGAAACACAGTGTTAAACTATAATCAAGCTTAAGGGATTAAGCAAAACGAAAGGAGGTACAGCTGATGAAATCTAGGCTAAACAAAAAGCCTAAACACAAAGAACTAGAAGTCGAAATCAAGATTCTTTGGTTTAAGCTTAGAATTAAATATCTGATTACTAGGTAATCGGATAGGGGGTGAAATACCCCCACCCCATTTAGGGGTAAGTTTAGTTTAGCACATTGGCTGTATCTCCGCAAGAATGAAAGGAGAGTAAATGGATGAAATAAAAATTAGAAATGATGGCATTTATTTAAATGATAAAAAAATAAAATCCGCACAGGCTTACAGAGTCAAAAGTGACAAGAATGGCTATGCGGAAGTGTTCATCAAGCTATTTGTTAAATTGACCTGAAATTAAATTTGAAATAACCTGAGCTGAGATATCTTTCAGGACATCAAGAGAAGTAGAACCGACGTTTTTGGCAATATCTTTAGTCTTGTTCCAGTTACTATCTTGCCGGATATTCGCTAAAAATTCATGGCCTAGAGGCGATAAATCTTTTACGATACAACCTTCAGAAAAATAAGATACCTTTCCGAGAAAGAAACCGCTATTGTCACATTGTCGGATGTGATACATGATTTCATTGGCTGAATATTCTGGTAACTGTGCAAATTCTTCTTTAGAGGCAAATAAAGCGTAATTACCATAGTCAGCGCGTTCCTCTATATTAAGTAAGATGTCACGAATGCAATCGGGATTTAATTTCATCAACTTATCCTCCTTTCCACTAGGATAAGTTGATTATAACATTTTTAGGAGGCACAAAATGAATTGGAAAAAACTAATGCTTGGCGACTTAGAGCACACGTTTACTAGTTGTAATGGCAAAGAAAAAACAAGCATCGAATTTGAAGGTGGCGTATTACCAGCTCTGTTAGTGTTGGGCGGTATCGCTTGGATAATCGCTTGGTTTATTACAAAATAAAAACTCCCAAGAGGGAGTGGAAAGGAGTAACGATATGAACGAACTAGAAAGAACAGCCCTTAATGAAATCATGAGGACAGTGACTTATATAGCGGAGAAGCTGGATAAAATTGATTCTAAGATTTCTCAGTCTGTAGAAGTGAACGATAGTGCATCGTCAGCGTCGTAGTCTGCCGCAACAAATTGAGCAGCTGCTAAAATAAAACGTTTGAGATCCTGCAAGTCTTTATTATTATGTCTACGAACATAATGAGTTTCATCGTTACCAATCCACGCTACCGAGCGAGATAGAGCTTGGAGTTTAGGGAAGTCGGAGAGATAGTCACTAATTACTTTTCCAAGCATAATTTGTTTGATGTTGTCGCTGTCGTCAGGATTCTTTGATATTGTATAATCTTTGATTAAAAACTCAGCAGCTTTACGGTAACCAACACCTGCAATTTGATCGAGTTTTTCTTGCTCTGCAATTGTAGCTTGGGAGTATATCTCTACAAATGCTGGCGACACTTTATCAACGTTTTCAGGAAGATTCACTCTAATAGGTGGACGATAGAAGTAGGCGACAGCTGATCCTTTACCAATCTGATCGTGGATATACTCTACAGCAAAATATTTTAAGCAATCATCGAAAGAGCAACGGAATATCACTGAAAAATGCCCCTGATATGAATAACTTTCATTGTCAGAACTTTTGCTTTCGCCAACGTGTTGAGGGGACATAGTTCGACCACAGTGGGGGCAAGTCGAAGGTGTATCAATTGTGATTGTACTTCTACAATCTCTAAATTGTATAACTACATCAAGCAACATTATTATTTCTCTCCAATCGTTTTATTTAAATTATACCACAGAAAATTTTAAAGCTATGTTGTTTTGGATAATTCCAAATTAGAAAGGAGGTGGGGGAATGCAGGAAAATGCTTTCGAGCAATTGATTGATGCTAGCGGAATTAAAAAGAAAGTTATCGCGACTAAAATGGGTTTTACACGCTCTGGATTTTATCAGAAACGTAAAAAACCAAAAAAATCATTTGATGCGTCAGAAGTGGCAATGCTAGCGGATATTTTAGGGGTAGACCCCGGAAAAGTCCTAGAAGCCATTTTAATTTCATAGAAAAGTTGACAAAAATAACACAAAATTTAGAAAGGACACATATGAACGAAATAGAAAACAAACTAGAAGAACTTGAAGAAATGGTAATAAACATGGATGAAGTAGATGTAGTGATTCCATGGAAGATAGCAAAAAACCTGCTACAAAGAGCAGGTTACTTATCAGAAGAGAAACATCGCCTACTAAGTTGGAGACTCGGAAAATCAAAATATGCAGGCAAACGTTCCGAAAAAGTCCGCAATTTGCTAGAGGGACTTAGGAATAGTGGAAGTTCCGAGAATAGCTGATAATTTTAATTCTGTTGTTTGGTCATTGTGCATGAAAATGAGAGTTTCATTTTTGCGATTAGGCTCAATCCAATGATCAATAACAAAGTCTCCGGCAAGACTATGTAAAATAACAGTTTCAAAATCATCAATACTATTCAATAGAGGAGTTAATTCTTCTAAATTCATTTAGTTATCCTCCTTCCTAATAGGATAACTACATTATACAACAGAAAGGAAACCACATGAGACCAAAACGATATCCGTATCAAAAAAATAAATTAATTATCCAGTCGAAAAACGCAAAGACAAAAATTGAATTAGATAGCGGAAAAATAACTATCAATGCTGAAGAAATCAAGGTTGGTGATTTAGCAAACGAAATTTCAAAAGTGCAACTAGCCAAAGAAAAAGTATCTGAAACTATTGGTCAAGATAAAAAGCCTTTAGGTGACATCTATGCAAAAGTTGATTGGATTAACCAGGATGAATGTCTACAGCTATTAGCAACAACAAAAGAAAAAGCTGAAGAACTAGGTAAGTTAATTCAACAGCTTAATGATTTTAAAATTATAACTTCAGCTTCTGTGCAATAACTTTTGCGCCAGCATCATTTAACATTTCTTGCCAATTTGAAAATGCTGTTTCTTTAGCGATGAAATTATCAAATGTTTCCTGGTCAGCTCGCTTAAAGCTTTCTGAGTCAGTGATTTTTTCTGGACTATTTTCAAGCATTTCAGACAGCGAAGAAAAGCGACTTATAGAGCTAATATATGAATCAGGAAAAAGTTCATCAAGACTATAATTCCCTGCAACAGCTTGAGCTTTTCTTTCGAGTTCTTTTTCAAGTTTATCTAGGCCCTTTAAATCAATATTGATACTCATAACCTTCCCTCCTTTCCATAATTTTTGAATACAACGGTGAGAGGTCATATTCAAATAAATTATATCAGAAAGGAACGAAAAACACAGCATGTAGTTGTAAATACTAAACCAAACACAACATGTTGATTTTTCAATATAGATTATGTGGGAAAAAATTGAACAATTGATGATTGAGAGGAATCTCAATATGAACAAATTAGCAAAATTGACAGGGATTCACAAAAGCCACTTTAGCGATTTGAAAAGTGGAAGAATTAAACATCTGTCATGGCCGAACATGGTCAAGCTGTCCACAGGATTAAAAGTCAGCTTAGACGAATTTAGATAACAAAAAAAGTCCGATTGCCGTCGGACTCAAAACAAATTTTAATTTACTTAATTATAACATAAGAGAGAGGATATTAATATGCCAAAAGCAGAAATTACTTATAGAGCAGTTGATGTTAATGAAACAGCTTCTCATGGTGATTATAAACACTTGATTCAACAATGGGAGGGGTTGACAGTTGCTACTGCAAAGCAGTGGGCGACAGAAATGCGTGATCATCCAGACTTTAAACAGTTTGTATTAAATCCAACGCATAGAATCGTATTCATTGATTACGAAGGATTCAAACTGTTTGTACAGTGGAAATCTCGCAATCGTTATAAAACAAAAAAAGAGACACTGCCAGAAATGCTTGAAAATATTAAATTCGAAAAAAGAGTAGAAGTATAACATGAAACTATTAGATTTTATTTTTGCAAAACCAAAAAAACAGGAAAAATCAAAATGGACGATTGAAAGTAACGGTTGGGAAGCTAATGCACGTAGATATAACCAAAAGCACGGTTTACCTGCTAAACAAATTTAGTAGGAAACACATAGTCCTTTGACAACTGAATATGGGTGCGTTGAGAAATATTTAAAAAAGTTTGATTTAGGGGTTGACTTATGTATCCACATAATGATATTATATATTTGTGGATACGAAAGGAGGAAATATGACCACTACCAAAAAACTTGGTCGTCCAACTTCTAATCCTAAGTCTCATAGCAAAAGACTGAGAATGACAGACGAAGAAGTACAAAAATTAGAATATTGTACTAAACAAACTGGAAAAACTCAGACAGATGTTTTGATGCTAGGCTTAGATAAGGTCTATCAAGAGCTAAAAAAATAGCGTATAATCCGCCATCGCCAAACTTTGGATTACACGCTATCGACCGACCTGAAAACAGGTACACAAATATATTATCATGTGTACCCTTTTCAGTCAACCTGACAAGGGTATTTTTTGCGCCCTTGTTGTTTAGATAAGGGTTTTTATTGTACCCAAAAATAGGAGGAACACAATGGATAATTCAAAACTAGAAAATCATCAAAAAGTAACGGTAGTCTGTACAGATTTTAATGTCTATTTGAATGGAATACGACTTACTGGAGCTAGACCAGAAACCGCTAAATTAGCTGAGAGATGCGGAGAGAAACTCATTACACTAAGTCTAGTAGTTACAGATTTTGATGACCATAGAACACCTAAGATGGCGGATATGGCAAAGGAGGCTGAGATGGCTAATAAAACATTGGACTGGGAGAAAAAGCATTTCTATAAATCTAATAAATAATGTATCTCAGAGCGTTATAGATTGATTCTGGATTTTGCGAAACTCCAAATTCATTAAGCCATTCGATAACCTCGGTTTCTACCTGCCCGATATATCCAAGAAAATACATGCCTTTTGGTGTCAGACCGTCAATTGTATATATTCGTCTATCTAATCTCGGCATTTCTGTGGCAGTAACTAAATCTTGTTGGATCAAACAATCTAGGGTGTAAAAAATAATTTCTTCAACTTCTCGATAAGGGTATTGAGAATATATCCTTTTTCCTTCTTCTGTTGCAATAAGGTATTGAAGTAAATCTACACCCGTATCCAACTTATGATATCCGATGGCTTCAAGTGAATTTTTGTATAAAGAATAGTAATCAATCATACACTTCTCCAAGTATTTTATTTTAAATATAACAAAATAGTAAGAGGAAAACAATATGGCTAAAATTTACACACTAACTGAAGAAGAATTGAATGAATTAGTAGCTGAACGCATGAAACAAGCGAAAGAAAAACGCACACCGCAAGGGCTATTCAAAGATGTCAGCTTTGATGATGAATTGATTCCAATCAATGAAAAATATCCAAAAGTACTCAAGAAATTAAATCGTGAACGTGCTTATAAACCAGAAAAACACGTCTTCAATCAGACACCAAAAGTTTTTGGTGTGGACAACGATATTAGTTATAGCAAAATTACAACACATGACGTACACAACCATATTCGTTTGCTTGTCCTAAATGTCTTTGGTAAAAGTCAAAATAAGGAAGTATTGCCCGAGGAATACGACCAAGCAATAGAACTTTACAATCAATTAAAAGAGTGGTTTGTGTCTAGCTATGATAAGCGATTAGAGGGATTGGTGCTAGAAGATGATTAAAAAATTCTGCGTTAACTACTTACTAAAACAGATTGACAAAAGCAAACTAGAAACAAGAGATAAAGCGAAGTTGAACCACTTTATCACACTAGTGGACTACAAGTTGGGAGGATAAATGGCACAGAAATCAAAAACAAAAATCTATTATTGGCTGAAATTTGATAAGCATTTTTTTGACAATTTATTTATTAAAAGGCTTTTAAGAAATTTCCCTGGCGGTTCGGAAATGATTGTTATTTACATCAGGCTCATGTTAGAAGCTATTGAGAATGATTGCATCATTGATTACGAAGGAACTTTTGATAATTACGCAGAAGAACTAGCTCTTCGTCTTGAAACTTCAGAAGAACAGATAAATATGGCTTTAGCATATTTTGTGAAATGTGGAGTCATTCAGGTTGATGATGGTGGTAACACCCATTATCCGCAAGCAAAGGCCTTGTTGGGGCAGGAAACAAACTGGAATAGATACAAGAAAAAACAAGCAGAATTGGAAAAATTCCAACTACTTTCCAACCAAGTTCCAACAGAGATAGAGAAAGATAAAAAGATAGATATAAATATAGATATAAAGTCAGAAGTAGAAGAAGAGATAAAAGATTCATCTTCTGCTGCTAATGTAAATAACTTAAAAATTATATCTGATTATTTTCAACAAGAAATTGGCATCTTATCTCCGAATCAGTTTGAGCAGTTGTCAGACTATATCACCATCACAAAAATGGAAGTGGACGTTGTTAAGGAAGCGATAACGAGAGCTGCTGACAATTCTAAACGTTCTTTTGGATACGTTAACTCTATATTGCGAAATTGGAGACAAAACGGAATCCTTACGATGGTTAAAGTTGAAGAAGAACAAAGGCAATTCCAATATAGAAAATCTAAACAAGAAGAGGTATCGGAATATGATACTTGGTGACGAAGACGCACTTACTAAAATCGCTATATCTTATCAACAAAACACTAAGAAAGAAGATGCTGTCTGTGAAAAACACGGTTGTAGATACATCACAGTTCTCAAGACTGGTTTGACAGTATGTCCAGATTGTCACAGAGAAGAATTAGAAAATCAAAACACTTTGCACGTCCAAAAGCAATATGAGAGAGAACTTGAAAACAAGCGATTGTACTATCTCAAAAATTATCAATTATGGACGACGAGTTAGAAAATGCATCATTTGACAATTTTAGGGCTGATACGGCTAAACACAAAGAGGTGCTTTCTTGGGCAAAGACAATGGCTAACGATTGGTTTAGTGGTGGTAAGGGAAACATCATCATGACTGGCAAAGCAGGACGAGGCAAAAGTCATTTAGCTTATAGCATCATTAGGGGATTGTCTGATAAAACGAAAAAATTAAGGCTTGCTTGTAAATGTCACTGACTTACTGTCAGAGATAAAGCGAGACTTTAGCAAGGAAGCATTTTGGATGGATAAGCTAAAAGATGTCGATTATCTGGTGCTAGATGATCTAGGTGACCGAAAAAGTTAGTGACTGGTCCACAAGCATTATTTACAGCTTGCTTAACAAGCGCACAAACACAATCATTACTACCAATCTGACACCTGCCGAAATTAGAAAAATTTATGGAGAGAGAATTGCATCCCGTATCAGAAAAGGCTGCGACAAAAGTCATATCATGGAATTTGATGGCATGGAGGACGAAAGGATGAAGCTATGGAATTGACACTAACAACATTTTTCGGGCTATCCGAGGAACATGCGGCAAAAATACATGGCGCTAGATGAAGATGTTCGAACAAAGAAAATTGAAGAATTAAGAGCATGGAGAGAGTGCTACAAAAATCACGTTTTGAAGGGGGAATTATGGGATTACTAAATCATTTAACAGACTTAGAAAAGCGAGTGTTTTGCTTTATCCCCATTGGGGCAGAGCGAAAAGTGTCTAATCAAGACATCCAGAAAGCTTTTGGGATATCCGACAGAGATGTCAGACAGACAATCTATGATTTGGTCCAAAAGGGTATACCCGTTGTCGCTAGCAAAAAGAAGCACGGCGGATATTTTATCGCCACCACAGAAGAGGAGCGTCAAGAAGGGCTTAGAGCTAATAAAAGTCAAGTTAATTCAGAAGTGAAACGAATTAAAGCAGTTGAAGGTGTTGATCTAGATGAATTCGTAGAAATAGCTAACGAGGTGCGAAATGGTTGGAATCAGAATTAACGGTGAGCTCGTAACCTTTGACAGCAATTTTAGAGATGCGCTTATCTTTACGATTGACTGTCTTAGAGGCAGCGAAGAACCTACGCTAAAACAGACTTATCAAACCTTTAAAGACTACACAGACGAAGACTTGATGGACTACATCGAGACGGAATTTGATGTATGGCCAGAGCTAATCGTTAATCGCAAGATTGACAGCAAGTGGTCCACTAAACAACACATTTTGGATGATTAAAATACAGAAAGAGGAAATAACATGGCTTATTTATATGAACTTGAGGGAATCGCCGCTTATCTGGAAAGTTTAGATTTAGACGACGAAACCTTTCAAAATACGCTTGACAGCATTGATTTTCAATCAGACTTAGAAAATACCATTGAGTATTTTGTCAAAATGTTAAAAAATGCTCAAGCTGACGTCGAAATGTATAAAGCCGAAAAAGAAGCTTTTTACAAAAAGCAAAAGCAAGCAGAAGCAAAAGTGGAAAAATACAAAGAGACAATCAGGCGTGCAATGGAATTGAGCCAAAAGAAAAAAGTTGACGCTGGAATGTTTAAGGTGTCTTTGCGAAGAAGCAAAAAAGTAGAGATTTTGGACGAAACAAAAATTCCTCTTGATTACATGCAAGAAAAAATTGAATACAAACCAATGAAATCTGAGATCTCGAAAGCTTTGAAATCTGGAATTGATATATCTGGAGTTGAACTAATCGAAACAGAAAGTTTGCAGGTAAAGTAAATGAGGAAATCAGAAAGTATAACAGAATATGCTAAAGCCTTTTGTAAAGCTCAGCTAGAGGTAAAGCAACCGCTAAAAGATAAAGACAACCCCTTTTTCAAAAGCAAATACGTGCCTCTAGAAAACGTGACGGAAGCGATTACAAAAGCCTTTGCTAATAACGGGATATCTTTTTCGCAGGATCCAACAACAAACGCAGAAAACGGTTATATCGATGTCGCAACGCTAGTCATGCACACGAGTGGCGAATGGGTGGAATACGGACCTTTAAGTGTTAAACCAACAAAAAATGATGTACAAGGCGCTGGTTCGGCTATCACTTACGCAAAACGCTACGCACTATCAGCAATTTTTGGGATAACAAGCGATCAAGATGATGACGGCAATGAAGCTAGCAAACCCAACAAAACAAATCAATCGCAAAAACCAACAAATAAAACGTCAAAAGGAACAAGCTTCCCAACCCCGAAAATCAGCAATATCCAAGTAGAGACTTATAAATCTGATTTAAGCGATATTGCAAAAGCCACAAATCAAAATGTCGAAGAGCTAACAAAATGGCTAACAGATACCTTAAAAGTTAAATCACTGGAAGATTTACGCACAGAACAGATTGTATCGACTGATGATTTGATTAATAAATTAAAAAAGAGAGCAGGGCAAAAAAATGATTAACAACATTGTGCTAGTTGGTCGCATGACCAAGGACGCAGAGCTTCGCTATACAGCGAGTCAAGTAGCTGTAGCTACGTTCACACTTGCGGTAAACCGCAGATTTAAAGAGCAAAACGGGGAGAGAGAAGCAGATTTCATTAACTGTGTTATCTGGCGACAGTCTGCTGAAAATCTGGCAAACTCGGCTAAAAAAGGTGCCTTGATCGGAATTACAGGTCGTATCCAGACACGCAACTACGAAAACCAACAAGGTCAACGCGTATATGTAACAGAAGTTGTTGCAGAGAGTTTCCAAATGTTGGAAAGTTGCAATCAACAATCTGGTCAAGGTAACTCTTCGCAAAACGATAACAGTCAACCGTTTGGCAATTCAAACCCAATGGATATTTCAGATGATGATCTGCCGTTTTAAATGATATGGCTAACAGATATAGACAAAGGATATATGCGGTCTACGACGGAGACTCTTTTGTAGATGTTGGCACAAAGCATGAGCTAGCAGAAAGACTTGGTGTTACCGCTGACACAATAGTTTTTATAGCGTCGCCAGCTCATAAAAAGAGGAGACCAGATGGCAGACACGCAGAGTTTATAGGATACGAAGACGAATTGGAGGAGTAGTGGTTAAGTTTATAATACCGATTGAGCCAAAACCGCAAAAACGACCCACGCTTTAGCAGATGGAGTGGAGCTTACGAGGATGGAGATATGATGGCATGGCGGAAGCAGGTCACAGACTATGTTAAAAACAATTACGAAGGGCCTTATTTTGACGACGGTTTAAAAGTTGATGTTACTTTTTATCTAAAAGCACCAGAATTGGTGTCTAAAAAGCCGTCAGAGCGTGCCAAAGATAAGACTAAACAAAAGTATCAGGATTATATAAATGAGCTCTTATATGTGCCAAAGAAGCCCGATTTGGACAACCTTGAAAAAGACAGTATATGACAGCATATCAAAATCAGAGGTTGTGTGGACAGATGACAACATCATTGTCGAGCACACTACACGTAAGCTGTATAGCCCAAATCCCAGAATCGAGGTAAAAATAAACGAATTATGACACTAGTAGATGATTTTTACAAACAAATGGAGCCGTCAATTAAAGCGTTTTTAGACGATAACATTACCATCGCAGACAAAGAAGAAGCTGACAGAGTCTATAGATCTGTCAAATACTATAAAAAACTAAACAGATTGCCGCCACCTGATGTATTGGAGTGGTTCCAACGAATTTACACGACAAAGGAAATGATAATGTTAATCAAGCAGTCTTACCGCCTTAAACAAAAAAAGACAGATGAGGATGACAAGATTTACGAAAAGTGGATGTTTAAAAACTACGGTGACGTTAAGCTCGTTAAAAAAATCAAACGCACGGACGCACTAGAAAGAGCTCGGAGAATGGGTCTATGAAAAGACACAGACAGTGGCATAACGATATTAAATATACACCTAGATCTTACGATAATCTGTTGCCTTACGATATATCAGAGCTGTTAATAGCTCACAGATGCAAAATAAAGATGTCTGATGACGTTTTAGCAGATAAGATAGGCATTTATACTTGGCAATTAAAAGCGCTCTTAGAACGCAGAATATTGCCAAATGAGAGCGTGTGTAAAACGATAGTAAATTATTTGAGAGAGGTGGAGTGATGATAGAAGAATTAGTACATAAACCAAAGCATTATAATCACGGAGAAATTGATTTGATTGAGTCGTGGTATAAGACGTACCCATGGGACCAGTTTGTCGCAATCATGGAAAGTCACATTGATAAATACATTAAACGACATAGATACAAAGGCAATGCGACTCAGGATTTAGAAAAAGCACTCGAATATACAAAGCGTCTCATTGAATATTGGTTAATCGAAAGCGTGGAAGAATGAAGAGATATATTGAAGTTAAGGACGAATGGAAAAGTGCAACAGACCACCTGAACGATTTTATCGACAAAAACAAGTACGCAAAAGTGACAGTTGTTGGTTATCAAGTCGTACAACTTTCTCCTTACGGAAGAGATTTGACTTATATTTTGGCAGAGGTGGAAGAATGACGATAGATGAAGCGTTGCAAAATTTACGTGATAACTTTAATAAAATAATGAATGTCCTAAAAAACGATTGGAAAGCACTATTGTTTCTTGCAATCGCAATATTTGGGATGATGGTAACCGTGTCGTATTTTAGCTATCGCGACGCACGACAATATTACGAGCCGCAAATCACAGGTTTAACGCAGCAATTAAAACGCACGCAGTATCAGCTTAAACGTGCGAGTGAGGATAGAGCTAGGCAGACTAAGCGGATTGCTGATTTAACGAATAACGGAGGGTAAAAATGAACATTGAATTTTTTTTAAAACAAGGTCCTACTAAGAGCATTTCTAGTTATGGTGAAATTGGTATCGATGAAGTAATTGGTGCAATAGAAAATAACGATATCGTTGCTCTAGATGGAAAAAACAACGCAGTTATTATACCCAAACAAAATATTTCTCACGTAATTATTCATAAAGAGGTAACGGGATGAGTAGATTATCTAATGCACAGTTAAAAGCTTTTGATGAATGGCTGTTTGATTATCGTGAAATAGGACGAAAAATTGCGCTTCGAAAACTTGAGCTGCAGACGCCAGTTAGTACAGATATCAACGTAGGTGGCGGCAAAGCTAACCTAGTAGCTAAAGAGACGGAAGATATTGTTGTGAAGTGGTCCAAGGACGGTAAAATCAAAAGTTATGAGAACTTCAGAGAAAGTGTTGATAGGGTTAAAGCACTGCTTGACAAAGAGCTGACTGAAATATTCGAATTGAGATGGGGAGTAGGTTCTAACAATACTTGGGAGGAGATAGCTTATAAGATCCATACGTCTAGGGCAGGAACCTACCGCAAAAGGGACAGAATACTGACCTTATTTGCCCAAGAAATTGGAAAATTGTAAGGTTGAGACAAAAAAGGGTGTTTTTCTCACTTTTTTGATGATAAATTGATAGTATGATTTTAAAGGTAAGGCAGATAGTGTCTTGCCTTTTTAGTTATGCTTGGAGGTGGTGGAAAATTGAGTAAATTAACCCTAAAACAAAAGCGTTTTGCAGATGAGTACATCATCTCAGCTAACGCGACAGCGGCGGCTATTAAAGCAGGGTATAGTAAAAAGACAGCACGGTCAATAGGTCAAGAAAACTTGACCAAACCTGACATTAAAGCTTATATAGACGAGCGGCTTGAAAAACTTGAATCTGAAAAGATTGCTACGCAAGAAGAAGTCCTACAATATCTCACTTCAATTATGCGAGGAGACCAACAAGAAAAGACGCTCATTAGCGTTGGAGAGTTTGGTCAGAAGATAGTTGACATCGATGTTGGTGCCAAGGATAGAATCAAGGCAGCTGAGCTACTAGGCAAACGGTACAGATTGTTTACCGATAAGATAGAGGCTGAGGTGCAAGGAACGGTGGTGTTTGTCAATGAAGACGACATACCAGACTAAGCCAAAGCTAGAAATCAAAGTTGATTTGCCTAAAACTATCGGTATAGGTTATGGCGCTTTTTGGCGGTCTAAAAATTTTTATCGAGTAGTTAAAGGCAGCCGTGGATCTAAAAAATCTAAAACGACTGCTTTAAATTTTATCGTCAGACTGCTGAAGTACCCTTGGGCTAACTTATTGGTCATCCGTAGATACTCAAACACTAACAAACAATCTACTTATACCGATTTTAAATGGGCGTGTAATCAATTAAAGGTTACACACCTTTTTAAGTTTAATGAGAGCTTGCCAGAGATAACCGTCAAGGCAACAGGACAAAAAATCCTATTCCGTGGTCTTGATGATGAACTCAAGATAACATCTATTACTGTTGATGTCGGTTTGCTCTGTTGGGCATGGTTCGAGGAGGCTTATCAAATTGAGACCGAAGATAAGTTTTCAACAGTTGTCGAATCAATCCGCGGTAGTTTAGATGCTCCTGATTTTTTTAAACAAATAACAGTCACGTTCAACCCGTGGTCAGAAAGACATTGGCTTAAACGTGTCTTTTTTGACGAAGAAACTAAACGGGCCGATACATTTTCTGGGACTACAACATTTAGAGTAAACGAATGGCTTGATGATGTCGATAAAAGACGCTACGAAGATTTGTACAAGACTAATCCAAGGCGGGCTAGAATCGTCTGTGATGGTGAATGGGGCGTTGCTGAAGGTCTTGTTTTTGATAACTTTGAAGTCGTAGATTTTGATGTTGAAAAAACAATTCAACGTGTCAAAGAGACTTCAGCTGGTATGGACTTTGGTTTTACTCAAGACCCTACAACTCTTATATGTGTTGCAGTTGACCTCATAAACAAAGAATTATGGCTTTACAATGAACATTATCAAAAAGCTATGTTGACAGACCATATTGTCAAAATGATAAGAGATAAAAATATGCATAAATCTTATATCGCAGCTGATAGCGCTGAAAAACGTCTAATAGCAGAGATAAAAAGCAAAGGTGTATCTGGTATTGTTGCCAGTCTTAAGGGTAAAGGGTCTATTATGCAAGGAGTTCAGTTTATGCAAGGTTTTAAAATATACATCCACCCTTCTTGTGAACACACAATAGAAGAGTTTAATACTTACACTTTTAAGCAAGACAAAGAAGGTAATTGGTTAAACGAACCGATAGATAAGAATAACCACGTTATTGATGCGATTAGATATGCGCTTGAAAAATACCATATCAGAAGCAACGAGTCAAATCAGTTTGAAGTTCTTAGGGCTGGTTTTGGTTACTAGAAAGGAAAATAATGTACACAGAATCATTTAGAGATAGTACGGGAAAGACTAAAACATTAGAGTTTAGGTTCCACCGTGAAGCTCGCATGAGGTATCAAGCGGAAAGTCTAGAAAGCTTGTTAACCGAAAAATATAAGCTACTCCGTGAAATGATTGAACACCACGATAAAGTCCAAAAACCACGCATACAAGAGCTTCTAGATTATGCAGAGGGAAATAACCACACCATCAGCGAAATAGGCCGTAGGAAAGACGATGACATGGCTGATGTTCGTGCTGTGCATAACTATGGTAAGTATATTTCAACGCTCAAACAGGGCTATTTGGTGGGTAATCCTATTCGTGTAGAGTATATTGATGGTACCGAGCAGCAGCAAGACCTATTAAAGGACCTATCTGTTAAAAACAATTTCCACCAGCTGAACCGCAGATTAGTAAAAGACCTATCCAAGGTTGGTCGAGCGTTTGAATTGATTTATCGCAGCATGGATGACAAGACAGAGGTCGTTAGACTAGATCCACGGGAAGTATTTGTTATCTATCAAAATAACCTAGAGCAATCAAGCTTAGCTGGTGTGCGGTACTATAACAAAAATCAATTAGATGGTACTACAAAAATTGTCGAGCTTTACACCGATAATAAAATCCTGAAGTTTGAATATGATGGTGATTTAACACTGATTAGGGAGGCTTCGTCTCATGCGTTTGGTTCGGTACCAATCACGGAGTATCTCAACACAGATGACGGCATGGGCGACTACGAGACAGAGTTGTCTTTAATCGACTTGTATGATGCAGCTCAGTCTGATACAGCTAACTACATGCAAGATTTGTCAGACGCAATTCTAGCCATTTTCGGACGTGTGTCATTTCCGCATGATGTTCAGACAGCCGAACAGCGTATCGAATTTGTGAAAGTGATGCGTAAAGCTAGATTGCTTAACCTCGAGCCTCCTGTCGACCAAGACGGGCGTGAGGGATCTGTAGATGCCAAATATCTATATAAACAATATGACGTACAAGGAACCGAAGCCTATAAAAATCGTATTGTGTCCGACATCCATAAATTTACCAATACGCCAGACATGACAGACAGTAAGTTTGCCGGTCAACAATCCGGAGAGGCGTTGAAGTGGAAAGTGTTTGGTCTTGATCAGGAGCGTGTCGACATGCAAGCTTTATTTGAGCAATCTCTTAAACGTAGGTACAAACTAATCGCTCGTGTAAGCCAACTGCTTAAAGAGATTGATGATTTTGACATCAGCAAGCTTAAAATCACATTTACGCCAAACCTACCTAAGTCGCTACAAGAAAAGATTGAAGCCTTTAAAGCATTGGGTGGAGAGTTGTCGCAAGAGACAGCTATGGCTATTACAGACATCGTGGAAGATGCTAAGAAAGAAATTAGCCTTATCAACAGCGAGTCGAAATCACGTAGTCAACTAGCGCAGAAGTTAGAAGAAACCAGTAGATTGACTGATAGGGAGTTAGCTCATGACCACCAGAAAGAGTAAATACTGGCGTGACCGTATCAAGAAAGAAATGGATGCTAAAGAGGCAGACGATATCTCTCTTGAGCAATCCATGAAGCAATTGCACGATTATCATTTCAGGAATATCGAAAAAGAAATTGAGTCGTTTTATCAACGTTATGCTGACAAAGAGAAAATAGACCTTTCAGAAGCCCGTAAGAGAGCTTCTGAGCTTGATATTTCTGCTTACCAGAAGAAAGCTAAGGAACTTGTTGCAAAGGCTGAGAAGCTACGAAAAGAGGGGAGAACGGTAACAAGAGATGATTTTACCCACCAAGAAAATGCAGACATGTCTATTTACAACTTAGCCATGAAAACGAATGCTTTGGAACTATTGCGCTTAAACATTGATTTAGAAATGCAAGAACTTGCCAACGGCGAACACAAGCTAACCAAGAAATTTCTTGATGAAGGCTATCGCAAAGAAACCGAGTTTCAAGCTGGGCTATTAGGATTATCAGTTGCTAGCCAAGCGAGTGTGAAAAGCTTAGCTGATGCCGTTATCAATGCTAATTTCAAAGGAGCAAAATGGTCAGATAACATTTGGGACAGACAAGATAAGTTACGCAGTATCATATCTCAAAGTGTTCAGAGTGCTATCCTAAGAGGTAAAAATGGCTTAACTATTGCAAGGGATATCAGACGAGAATTTGATGTGTCAGCGTCTTACGCAAAGCGACTAGCGATAACGGAGCATGCAAGGGTTCAGATGGAAGTTGGTAGATTATCCATGGCGGAGAATGGCTTTGCTATGTTTGATATATTGCCTGAGCCTAAAGCATGTGATGTTTGCAAAGATATAGCTAAGCATGGTCCATATCACCTTGACAAGTGGATAATAGGGGAAAACTCTCCGCCGTTTCATCCGTATTGTCGTTGTGCAGTTGTAGGATTGGATAAGAAACAAGAAGAAAAAGTGAATGATAAATCTGAAAAATTTGAAAACATAACACCGAATCTCATGCCGTTATTTAGTAAGTTTGCAAGTAAAATAACAGATTTGCAACGTAAAATAGTGTACTCTGCTGATTTAGCAGATACCGGGTACATTAGAACACCGCATGCGTTTGATATAAACAATACCTTGCGAAATAAAGGCTACAATTATCTAAACGTTGATGATAAACTAATTACCGACACATTGGATAGTGTCATCTCGATAAATTCAACTCCCAAAAATATAAAAGTATACCGCTTTGATGACTTTGAGTTATTAGGTTCAATCAACGAACAAAACAATAATATTTTTGATTCAGGTAATTTTATGGATAAATTAAACCAGGGAGGATTATCATACACCAACGATGGATATACTTCTGCAAGGTTATGATGTTAAAAAAAACGTGATGGGATATCGTCCTATTAAGACTGAAATAAAAGTACCTAAAGGAAGCCATGTTTATCTTACAGATAATGAGGAAGAAAGTGAAATTATACTACCACGAGGGACAAAGTATGATATAATTAATGCGAAGATAAATGACTATGAAGAAATAGAAATCACTATGGAAATAAGAAAGGAGTAAGCGATGGATTTTTCTGATTTTTTGAATAAAAACAAAAAGAGTGGGATGAATCTCATCCAATTCCTGACTTTAGTGCAATGAGTGATGAAGAATTGCTTTATCAGCCAATGAGTGAAGCTTTAGTGTCTGAAAGATTTGCGAAAGAGTTATCTAAAGAGGTTAGAAAGCGTAATTTATTATCAAAATAAAAACATATTATTATAGACGGAAGACTGTGGTCGCCCGTCTTTTTTTGTACCCAAAAACAGGAGGAAACATGAATCGTGAAAGTAAACCAGGTATGGAAAGCGTAAAAATCGGATGGTTGACATACTCTGTTGAAAAAGCATCGGACCTGTAAGGCAAAGATGGCAATTGGGGTCTTATACACTACAAAACACAACAAATTAAACTAGATGACTCATTAACCGAGCAGCTCGAAGATCAAACACTTATCCACGAAATTGTTCATGGAATTTTAGTTGAAGCAGGCTATACTAACCACGAAGAGGATCAAGCTAACCGCATTGGTCTGATTTTGTATCAAGTATTGCAGGATAATGATTTTAGCTGGTTGTACAAAGGGGAATAAATATGAATAAACGCATCAAGAAAAAACGTAAGTTAGAAACAGCAGTTGTGATGCTTGTTGCAGAAAATGCTATGCAAGCTGAAGCAATTAAGAATCAAAACAGACGAATTGCAGAGCTGAGAGCGATTATACAACAAAACACCCAAGCAATAAATAGAGAGTTTGTAACTGCTAAAAATACGATTTTAGATAACCAATTAGCTATTAAGTCAATTGGTGATGATGTTAATCACATCAAGCAAAATTATAAGCGGAAGTGGCGAAAATAAATTTTAAACTGGTCGAATTCGACCCCTTTAGAATCAAACTAAGTCGTAGGAATACGGTTTTTTTATTATGTCCAAGCATTGACGACGATAAAAGCTATGGAATTAATAATCGGGGACGATTTAAAACATAGGAGGTGCCAATCATGGCAGAAGAAACACAAGTAGTTGAGACGGTTGAAGAGCAAGTGGTACCTGAAGCAAAACAACCGCAAGACGAAAAAAAGTATACAGATGCAGATGTGGACGCTATCATCGACAAAAAGTTTGCGAAGTGGAAGTCAGAACAAGAAGCTGAGAAATCGGAAGCCAAAAAAATGGCTAAGATGAACGAGAAAGAAAAAGCAGACTATGAAAAGCAGAAGCTGTTAGACGAATTGCAAGAGCTAAAAAACGATAAGACACGCAATGAGTTAACAGCAGTAGCTCGTCAAATGTTTGCAGAATCTGAAATCAACGTCAACGATGACGTGTTAGGTTTAGTTGTGACTTTGGACGCAGAACAAACAAAAGCAAATGTAACAACGCTAGCAAACGCATTTGCTAAAGTTATCGCTGATGACCGCAAAGCTCTTGTACGCCAGACCACTCCGTCAACAGGCGGTGGATTGAGCAAACAAACCAATTACGGTGCTAACTTGGCTAGTAAGGCAGCACAACAAAGCACCAAGCTTTTTTAGGAGGAAATCATGAACAAACGTAAAGTAACAACATCTAAAGAGATTCTACACAATCTCGACTATGAAGCTATTTCAGTAACTTTGGATTCAAGCACAATTGGCAATAAAGTTGTTCCGGCTGGAACAGTGTTAGCAGGTGTCTCGGAATCAGTTTTTAAAGACCGCAAACAGAAAGTTAAAGCGGTCGATAACAGTGCAGACTACATTGACGGCATCTTACTTACAGATGTTGATTTAACAAATGGCGATGCAGCTGGTTCTTGTGTCTATCGTGGGACTATTAATGCAGACAAGCTTGCTGATTCATCTGTTGCGAAAAATTATGAGAATTTGGAAGAAGTACTACCACACATCCAATTTATCAAAGGAGGTAAATAAATATGGCGTTAATCCATGAAATTATCACATCGGAAAATATCAAAGGTTTTTACAATGCTAAAAACGAAAATGTCGGAAACACGCTAGGGGAAAATGCGTTTCCGCCAAAACAACAACTAGGCCTTGAACTGTCATTTATTAAAGGTGCAGCAGGAAAACCGGTTACTCTTAAAGCAGCTGCTTTTGACACTAAAGTGCCGCTACGTGATCGTATGGCTGTTGAATTGCTTAATGAAAAAATGCCATTCTTCAAAGAGGCTATGGTTGTCAAGGAAGCAGACCGTCAGCAGCTCAATTTGTTAGCTCAAACTAAAAATCAAGAGCTTATTGACACAGCGCTAGCAGCGATTTACAACGATAAAGTAACACTTATTGCAGGTGCAAAAGCACGTCTAGAAGCAATGCGTATGGAAGTATTGTCTAAAGGTAAAATCCATGTTGCATCAAACGGTGTCATGAAAGATTTTGATTATGGGTTAGATTCTTCGCAAACAACTAAGCCAGATACAAAATGGGAACAAGCAGATACCGCTACACCACTTAAAGACATCGAAAAAGCTATCGAAGCAATGGCAGAACGTGGCTTTGTGCCAGAAGCTATCATCATGAACTCTAAGACACTTAGCCTGATTAAAAATGCAAGTAATACTTTAGACGTTGTAAAGCCTATGGCGCCAGATGGGGCAGCTGTTACTAAAGGCGATTTGGAAACTTATATTGCCGATGAACTAGGTCTTAAAATTTTGCTTAAGGATGGAATGTTTGTCGGAGACGACGGTAAAGCTAAAAAATACTTCCCAGATGGATTTGCAACTTTAGTTCCTAACGGCAATCTTGGTTACACAGTATTTGGTACTACTCCAGAGCAATCAGATTTGCTTGGTGGTGAGGCAACAGATGCTGAGGTCTCTATTGTTGAAACAGGTATTGCAATTACCACTACTAAGACAACTGACCCAGTGAACGTCCAAACAAAAGTTTCTATGATTGCTTTGCCATCGTTTGAACGCTTGGAAGAAGTACAAATCATTAATGCAACAGAATCCGAAGAAGAAACTAAAAAAGAAAACAGCTTTGAGATGTAGGAGGTCAACATGCCTAGAGTAATTAGAGCATTTAAAGATAAAGTAACAAAAGTAGTCTACGAAGTCGGCGATATTTACTCGGGCGACCGAGTAGAGTTTTTGACAGAGGGCGGTGTTTTAGAACCGTCTGTAGACTTTGACAAGCTAAAAGTGAGTGAGATTAAAAGCAAACTTGACGAACTAAATGTTGGGTATGATGCTAAACTTAAAAAGTCCGATCTATTGGAGCTTTTGAAGCAAGCAATCGGATAACTAGGAGGTGTTTATGGATGCAGTAAACACAAGTAGCGTTATAAGCAATGTAAAGCTTGATTTAGGCATCTTAGACAGTCAACAGGACGATTTACTTAACATGTTGCTAAAACGCGTTACAGACCATTTTAAAGCTAAATATGGTGCTGTCGAAATAGACAGCGCTTTTAGTTTTGTTTTAGAAGATTGTTTAATTGCTAGATTTAACCGTAGAGGTGCCGAGAGGGCAAAAAGCGAGAGTGTGGAAGGTCATACGACAACATACTACGACTTTTTGGATGAGTTTGAACCATACGATGCCATGATTATGGCAAAGCTTAATTTAATCAAAGACAAATCTCGTAAAGGGGGACTGTACTTTTTATGAGATATGCAGATAGAGTTACATTTGTTAAAACGACGGATGAGCAATACAACCCCGATTTAGGTGAGTATACGCACACAGAGGCCATAAGTGTCACAAAACCTTGTTTTGTGATGGACATGGGTATGGAAAAGTCCGTACAGATTTTTGGAGATTATCAAAAGGATCGTAAAGTTATCTACCTGAAGCAGCCTTATACAAAAGCATTTGATTATTGCGAGTATGGGGGCAAGAGATACAAAGCGCAGGCAAATAAGCTTGGCGCTATTGTTTTTTATCTGGAAGGAGATGATTCTATTGGTGGCTGATATATCTTTAAAAGTAGTTGGAACAGCTGGTTTAAAAAAGAAACTTGAGCTTATTATCAAAAAAGATGCCGTCAAGAAGATTGTCAGAGACAATGGGACGCAGCTTCAAAGGAAAATGATTAATAAAGCGGTATTTACAAAAGGCTATTCAACAGGTGCAACTAGACGTTCTATTACCATGCAAATCGGCGATGGTGGATTGAGTGTCAAGGTTAAACCAGGAACTCATTATGCCGGCTACCTTGAAAGAGGAACTCGCCTTATGAGCAAACAACCGTTTGTTTTGCCAGCTCTAAAAGAGCAAAAAGTAAAATTTAGAAAAGATTTGGAGGCGCTTGTCAAATGATTAAAACTAGAGATCAGTCTATTTTTGACGAAATGTTTAAACGCATCCAGTCTTTAGGTTTTAAGGTTTACGATTATAAACCGATGACGGAAGTTCCATATCCATTTGTGGAAATGGAATCTACTGATGCGGAATATATTCCAAATAAAGATGACATTAAAGGTTCTGTTGAACTTATGTTGTCTGTTTGGGGGGTGCAGAAAAAACGGAAGCAGGTGTCTGACATGGCATCTGCTATTTTTTCGCAAGCTATGTCCGTAGCTCGTACCGATGGATTCTGTTGGTCGTTTAATAGCCGTCAGTCGTCTGTTCAGATTTTGGACGATACAACAACTGTGACACCTCTTAAACGAGCGATTGTCACACTTAGATTTAATTTGAGATAGGAGGTAGTAATGCCAGAACCTAGCAAAGAAATAAAAAAGGAGGAGAAAGAAGTAATGTCAGAAGCACAAGAACAAACAAAACAATTAGAAGCAAAACAAGGGATTCACTCAATCTTGTTATTTCGTTTGTTGAAAGAAGCGGAAAAACAAGAAGCAACTAAACTTGCTTTTCAAACCGAGCACGAAGTAGGTAAAAGCCGTGACGTAGATGGACAAAAAACTAAAGATGGTATTATCCAGTCTGTGGGAGCTTTAGAGTATGACTTTAAAGCAACATCTATTTTAGCCAAAGGTGACGAACTAGCAGCTAAACTAGAAAAAGCCATGGAGGATGGTGAGCTTGTAGAAATTTGGGATATTGATTCAGAAGAAACAAGCAAAAACGCCGACAGCGGCGGTAAGCTTGCAAAAGTTTGGGGTATTAATGGAAATGGAACAAACGAAGGAAATGGTAAATACCTAGCGACTTACTACCAAGGATACATTTCAAGCTTCAGTGCTAAGAAAAATGCTGAGGAAAATATTGAAATTGAAATGGAATTTGCCATCAACGGTGTTGGCCAAAAAGGATTCGCTACATTAACAGATGCCCAAAAAGCAGCTGTACAGTACAAATTTAAAGATACAACAAAGTCCAGCGGCGAAGAAACTAAAAAAGAAAACAGCTTTGAAATGTAACTGTTAGGCTGGATTTAGCATCCAACCTTTTATTTTAAAGGAGAAAGAACAATGCAATTAGAAATTAAAGGAAAAACTCATAACGTAAAATTTGGCACACGATTTGTTGCTGAAATGGACAAAGCTCATGTTACAGAACGTGATGGGATGAAATTTGGTACTGGTTTACAATCAACGGTTCCGTTTTTGTTTGAACATAATGTTGTGACACTTGCTGAAATCATTCATGTTGGAACCATTACAGAATCACCTCGTCCAAGCTTGAACGACATTTACGACTACATTGATGAGGTCGAAGATATCGAAAAACTTTTCGACGATGTTCTAGACGAGTTACGTCAGTCAAACGCTTCAAAGTTATTTATGGCTCGAGTAGAGAAAAATCTAGCAGAGGTAGCAGCCGAAGCCTAAAAGAACCCAATGAACATTATTCTTCTCAAGAAAGCTTTGAGATGATTGTGCTTAATTGTATTAGATATCTCGGCATGACTGACATCAATGAAATCGGGCGATTAACTTTGTATGAATATGATTTATTAATGACAGGCAAAGCACTAGCGGCTGTTGATGAATCACATAAAGCTCACAAACAAGCTTGGATAAATTACCAAGTTACGGCAACAAAACTTGTTGGTGGCAAGAAAAATAAAAAAGAAGTCCCTGTTTATAAAAAATTCAAGGACTTTTTTGATTATGAGGAAGAAATCCGAAAAATCACTCAAGAGATTGATGAAGGTTACGACAAGAAAGGTATGGATTTACTTCTCAAAGCTAACCTTTAAAGAAAGGAGGTTAAATGGGAGAATCTTATTCTGTTGAAGCGGTTTTGACAGCTGTTGATAAAACCTTTGGCAAAACATTACAATCGGCAATCCGTTCAATCGATGGCTTGGAAAAGCGTTCAACCGGTTTTTCATCGGTGTCTCAAAAAGCTAGTTCCATGTTTAAATCTATGTTAGGAGCGAATTTAGCCGGACAAGCTATCTCGGTAATGACAGGGACAGTGTCATCAGGCCTTGGCTCTATGCTTGGTGAGATGAATAGTTCAGCGAAAGCGTGGAAAACTTTTGACGCCAATTTAGCGGACATTGGGTTTGGAAAAAAACAAATTTTGGCAGCTAAAACGGCGATGCAAGACTATGCAACTAAAACAATCTACTCGGCATCAGATATGGCTAGCACGTATGCACAGTTAGCGGCAGTTGGTGTGAAAGATACCGGAAAGCTCGTAAAAGCTTTTGGCGGTTTAGCTGCATCTGCTGAAAATCCGAAGCAGGCCATGAAGTCTATCAGTCAACAAATGACGCAAGCAGTAGGAAGACCAACAGTTGCATGGCAAGACTTTAGGATAATGCTGGAACAGGCGCCTGCAGGGATGGCTAAAGTCGCTAAATCTATGGGTAAAAATCTTGATGAACTCGTCGCCGATATCCAGGCGGGTAGGGTTAAAACCAGCGATTTTTTGGAAGCGGTAAAAAAAGCAGGCAATGATAAGAGTTTCCAAAAGATGGCAACTGAGTTCAAAACTGTTGACCAAGCCATCGACGGTATGCGAGAAGGCTTATCCAACAAATTGCAACCAGCGTTTGAAAAAGTGAACCAATTTGGAATTAGAGCGATCGAAGCAATCGGTAAACAACTCGATAAAGTTGATTTTTCTAAGTTTGCTAGTAATCTTGGGAAATTCCTTGAAGGAATTAATATCGATAAAATTGTATCTAATATTTCATCGGCGATTTCATCTGTCACTTCAAAGGTTAAAGAATTTTGGGACGGTTTCAAACAAACTGGAGCAATTAGTGCTTTTTCAGGAGCTTTGCAGAGCGTTTGGGGAGCTTTAAAAAATGTCGCTAGCGCCATGAGCGGAGGGAATTGGAAGACTTTTGGAGCAACAGTTGGAGGGATTGTTAAACACGTCTCTAACTTCGCTAAAGCTGTTTCCGATGTTTTAGGAAAGATGGACCCTGGCAGACTAAGAAGTTGGATAGCTACCTTCGCCGCAGTAGCTGGAGGTTTTAAATTATTCGAAAAATTAACGGGACAAAGCGTCATTGGTTCTTTTTTGGATAAAATTGGCAGCAAATTTGGCCTCTTTGGAAACAAAGCCAAAGAAGGAACAGACAAAGCCTCTAACGGCGCTAGAAGAAGCGGTGGCATTATTAGCCAAATCTTCAGCGGTTTGGGTAATATCGTTAAGTCTGCTGGTACAGCCATATCAACAGCTGCAAAAGGTATCGGAGCTGGTATTAAAACTGCTTTGTCTGGAATCCCCCCTATCATTAGTTCTCTAGGAACCGCAATATCAACAGTTGCGCAAGGTATAGGCACTGGGCTAGCAATCGCATTTAAAGGCCTTGGTTCTGCTATTGCCATGGTGCCGCCTACCACATGGCTAGCTTTAGGAGCGGCAATTTTAATGGTTGGTGCTGCTTTTGCCTTGGCAGGAACTCAAGCTGATGGCATTAGTCAAATTTTAAGAACCGTTGGCGATGTTGTTGTGCAAATCTTACAACAGGTTGCTGATAGCCTGGCTACTTTAATCCCTATTATCGCAAGCGCCATCGGCTCTATATTACCAATTATAGCAGGTGCTATTTCTCAAATCGTTACAGCAGTAGCTGGTGGACTATCTCAAATCGTTACAGCTGTTTCAACAGGGGCATCTCTCGTTATAGGGGCTTTCACAGGACTTCTTGGTGGTGTTTCTGGGGTTATTAACTCCATTAGCGCTGTTATCCAATCGCTAACTGGTGTGATTACCGCAGTATTCAATGGCATAGCTACTGTTATTTCATCTGTCGGTTCGGCTATCAAAGATGTATTGACGGGTCTAGGAACCGCTTTTGAAGGATTTGGAAATGGTGTAAAATCAGCTCTAGAAGGTGTTGGGGCAGTAATTGAATCGTTTGGTAGTGCAGTTAGGAATTTCCTTGACGGTGTTGCAAATATCCTTGATTCTATGGGTACTGCGGCACTTAATGCAGGCCGTGGCGTAAAAGAGATGGCTAAAGGCATTAAAATGCTTGTTGATTTATCCCTTGGAGATTTGGTTGCTACATTAGCAGCTGTGGCAAGCGGTCTAGGGAAGATGGCTAGCTCAGCTGGCGAAATGACAACATTAGGTTCTGCTATGAGCAAGGTAGCCAATGGTATGACACGTCTAGCAACAAGTGCTACGATAGCAATTACTGGATTAACAGTCTTTGCCACCACCATGGCAACTATTAAGACAGCAGTTGCAACTCTACCGCCAGTCCTAACGATGGCAGCGAGTGGGTTTACCACATTTACTACTCAGGCGGTGGCAGCAGTGACTGGATTGGCTGCAATTAATGCTCCAATCACTATGTTTAAAGCTCAACTAATGACAATAACACCAGCTCTAGCACAAGCTGGCGCTGGCTTTGCCGCGTTTGTTGCTCAATCATCAACATTTAGTACAGGTTTAGCATCTGCCGGTCCTACAATAGCAGCATTCAATGCTAATTTGATGAGCTTATCTGCAACAACAGGAGCGCTAGTTGCATCAATAGCTGGTTTATCAGCTGTGCTTTCTGTTGTATCAGCTGGCTTTAGCCAAATAGGGGCTTCTGCGACAGCAACTGTTGGTCAAATACAAGCTTTTGCTTCTAGTACAACAGTTGTTTCGTCAGCATTTGCTAGCATGCAATCTATGATTCAATCTGCCATGGCTGCAATAGTAAGCAGCATTATAACATCATTTAATCAAGCGGCCTCTCAAATGCAATCAATCTTATCTCGAATGCTATCTCAGGCTAGGACATTTGGGTCTCAACTAGAGCAACAAATGAGACAATCGGGACAGCGTTCAGGACAAAATCTTGCTCGGGGGCTATCTTCTCAACAAGGTGCTGTTATTAATGCTATTTCTAGCATGGTTAATGTTGCGGTATCAAGAGCCAACGCGGGAGCTGGTCCTATGCGTCAAGCTGGAGCGTACATCGGACAAGGGCTTGCGCAAGGAATGTATTCAGCGCTAGGAGCTGTAACAGCTGCAGCAAACGCCCTTGTAGCACAAGCCGAGAGAGCAGCAAGAGCCAAGGCGATGATTCATTCGCCGTCAAGGTTGTTTGCAAAACGAGTTGGTCAATATATCCCGCAAGGGGTAGCTATGGGTATCGACAAAAACGCTGATGTCGTTGACGACTCTGTTGGCGGGTTATTTGATAGCATCAATAGCTTTGATTTTAATATCGCAGATAGACTGGCTAGCATTGGAGCTAAATTCCAAGGTGTTGTCAAATCAGAGAGTTCACAATCGTTATCGCAGCAACAAGAGTTCGTACATACAGCTCAACCAGCGTATATAAACTTTAGTTTAGGCGGAAACGAATACGAAGCATTTGTAAGTGACATCACTAATCAACAAGCAAAAATTGAAAAAATCAGACTAAAGAGAAGCAGCTGGTAGTTGTTTCTCTTAGTTTTTTGAAAGGAGTAAAATGTACGAATTTAACGATACTATCAGAGGTACTCCGAAAGTTACTTTTAATTTAAAGACAACAATTGGTGAAAAGGTATTAGAAGAAGAACTCAATAATGATTTAGGTACCTTTAGGACATTGACTGTTTCTGGTCGTGATGTGGTGGACTTAGAGCATCAAACAACAAGTGTTTTAGGGCGAAATGGTGAGTATTTCCACAATGCCACAGTCGAAGTCAGAAAACTAGAAATAAAAGCTAAAATCACTGGAAAAGATAACCAGTCAATGCGTTTGCAATATGAAAAATTAAACAGATTAATTGTTAGTCACAATCAAGTTTTTTTATCATTTTCAGACGAACCTGACAGAAATTATCTAGGCATCTTTAAATCTAAAGATGTCCCAGAAGAAGTTTCTAACGAGCAGATTATAGGACTAACATTCATCTGCTACAATCCGTTTAAAATGTCTGATGTAAAAACTAAAAAAGGAACATCTATCCAAAATGGTGGGTTATTTCAAACAAAGCCTATCATCACTCTCAACCTATCATCACCAACAAAAGAAATTAAGTTGTTGCATGTCGAAAGCCAGAAGTATATCAGATTGACTGGAACTTATACCACTGACGAAATCAAGATTGATATGGCCACGGGTAAGATTACCCAGAACGGGCGCAATATCCTTGGCGATTTAGATATGATTAATAGTAGGTATTTTGAGCTATTACCTGGTAATAATACATTACAGTGTGCCAATGCCGCCATAACCGCAGAGTTTAGAGAGGTTTATCTATGATATACCTGTTTGATAAACTTGAGCGATTGGTCGCTACTGTTGGTACTGATGACTTGCTCTCATGGCACTTTAAGGTCAAAAACAATGATTGGGACCAGGCTAGTTTTGAGGTGCCAGTTGATTATGACGTAGAGCCATTTGTCTACTTTGGTTTTTTTAACTACGACCCTCATCAAAAAGAAGATGTCTTTAAGCTCTTTAAAGTCATTGATTACAACCTAGAAGATAGCAAGTTTTACAAAGGCTTAGACAAAGCTGAGAGTGATCTTGATACCATTGCCATTATCAAAGATAAGCGCTTTAGACAATCGTCCGCAGATGCTTGTATTGATGGTGCTTTAGAGGGTACGGGTTATCAAGTCGGCAAAGTTGAGGGAATAACAAATGTTAGAACACTTAGTTATTACTACATCAGTCCACGAGCGGCTCTGATTAAGATTGTGGAAGCTTTTAACTGCGAGTTCAATGTCAGGTATACCTTTATTAATAACAAAATCACTAGTCGTTATATCGACCTCAAAAAGCGCTTTGGAAAGCCAACAGGCAAGCAATTTGAACATGGCAACAACCTACTAAAAGTCGTCTACGAGGAATCAACAGATGACATTGTGACTTGTCTGATTGGCAGAGGTAAGGGTGAGGAAATCCAACACGAAGAAGCTGAGCCTAAAGATGTCGAGGGACACTTGCCACAGGAAGAAAGGCGGCAAGGCTACGGTCGAAGAATCGAATTTACTGATGTTGTCTGGTCGGTCGAAAAAGGCGACCCGATAGACAAACCAGCTGGTCAAAACTTTGTAGCACTAGATAGTGCAAGGGAAGAATACGGCTTGTCTCAAAATGGTGAGCTAAAACACCGCTGGGGTGTCTTTGTCAATGAGGAAATCGAGGATAAGACAGAACTCTTAAAAGCAACTTGGGAAGAATTGCAGCGTTTGTCAATCCCTATCAGAATTTACAAGGCAGAAATCTTAGACATTGGTCCAGAGACGTGGAAAGGCGACTCAGTAGCCATTATCTATGATGAGGTAAAAATAGCTTTTGAAACTCGGGTTGATGAGATTGATATTGACAAGCTTAATTTTAACAGGTCAGTCGTAACACTTGGTGATTACAGCGTTGTCCAAAATCGTGAGTCACGGTCTCGTAAAGAGGCTGTCCAAAACATGATAGATGAATCTTTAGAGACTATCACAGACTTAGGGATGACATTTCAGGAATTTTTGCAAGGCATCGAAAAACGCATCGAGACTGGCAAAAAGGAGATGGAAGACAATTGGCGCAAAGTTAACCTTGAATTTGATAACTTTAAAAAGAAGGTTGAGCAAGAAGGCTTGCAATTCAACACCTTGAAAGAACAAATCAAAGAAGTTGATGAACGCACCGATAAAGAGCTTGAAGAGTTCCGAGCCACCCTCAAAAACCTAGCGTTACCGGAAGAAGCCATCAAAAAAATCACCGAGGCTATCAAAGTTGATGACATCCCGTCTATTAAACAAAGCTTTGATGACCTCAAAAATAGAGTGAGTGAGACAAGCGAAGAATCTCGTTTAACTGCCGAAATTTTAGGGAATAACGGTAAGACCCGCTATAACAAAAATTTATTGGTTGGCGACCCTAACCGCACCAAAACCTATGATGAGGATTACATAGAAGTAGAAGCTAACGACGGTGGTTTTAAGCGTGGCGAGACCTACACGATTAGCTTTAGTCAAACGTGTGAGCTACTCAAAAAAGTGGCTATCACATTGACGCAAATTAACAACAAGGGAGTTAAGTTAGTACTGACACCAACCAAAGCAAAAATGGATGCACAGACGTTTAATCTAACCAAGGACACAGAGGTCATCAACGTCTATCCTTTGAGCTATACAGTGCTTGTAACCAGCGACTGGTATAAATCTAAGCAAGTAGCTTTAAATGCGTCGGAGGTGCAAGAGTTAGCTCTGGAGATGGCTTATAAAGATGTTGTGGATGGGAATAATGCCACAATCACAGGGCAGTGGTCAGACAGCCCACAAATTATATTAGACGGAGGTAATTAATGGCCGAAAATATACCATTAAGAGTCCAATTTAAGCGCATGAGCGCTGATGAGTGGGCTCGTAGTGATGTCATCTTACTGGAGAGTGAAATAGGCTTTGAGACCGACACAGGTTTTGCCAGAGCAGGTGATGGCCACAATCGATTTAGTGACCTTAGATACATTAGTCCACTCGATTACAATCTACTGACTAACAAGCCAAATATTGATGGATTAGCGACAAAAGTCGAGACCGCTCAGAAACTACAACAAAAAGCAGATAAAGAGACCGTCTATACAAAAGCTGAATCGAAGCAAGAGCTTGACAAGAAATTAAATCTCAAAGGTGGCGTCATGACAGGTCAACTAAAATTTAAGCCAGCCGCCACTGTTGCTTATTCCTCGTCAACGGGTGGAGCGGTCAATATTGACTTGTCGTCTACCAGAGGTGCTGGTGTTGTTGTCTATTCTGACAATGATACCAGTGATGGGCCGTTAATGAGCTTGCGGACGGGTAAAGAGACCTTTAATCAATCGGCGCTTTTTGTCGATTATAAGGGGACAACAAATGCCGTTAATATTGCGATGCGTCAGCCAAGCACACCTAATTTTTCCTCTGCGCTTAATATTACTAGCGGCAATGAAAATGGTAGTGCGATGCAGCTACGAGGGTCAGAAAAAGCGCTAGGAACGCTAAAAATTACTCATGAGAACCCAAGTATTGGAGCGGATTATGATAAAAATGCGGCAGCGTTATCCATTGATATTGTCAAAAAGACAAACGGTGCAGGAACAGCCGCTCAAGGAATCTACATTAACTCAACCTCAGGAACGACAGGGAAGTTGCTTAGGATTAGAAACCTTAGTGATGATAAGTTCTACGTCAAGTCTGACGGTGGTTTTTATGCCAAGGAAACTTCGCAGATTGATGGCAACCTGAAACTCAAGGATCCCACAGCGAATGATCATGCGGCAACCAAAGCTTATGTAGATAAAGCAATTTCTGAGTTAAAAAAACTCATACTAAAAAAATAGATTAAGGAGGATAAATGAGCAGAGACCCAACACTTATTTTAGACGAGTCAAACCTCGTTATTGGTAAGGATGGACGTGTGCATTACACATTTACCGCAGAGGACGACAACCCAAAAGTCAGACTAGCTAGCAAGTGTCTAGGCACAGCGCATTTTAATCAGCTCATGATTGAGCGAGGAGACCAAGCTACTAGCTATGTTGCGCCAGTAGTAGTTGAGGGTACAGGTAATCCGACTGGACTATTTAAAGACATCAAAGAGATTAGCTTAGAGCTGACAGATACTGCTAATTCCCATCTTTGGTCAAAAATCAAGCTGACTAACCGTGGTATGTTGCAGGAATACTACGACGGTAAGATCAAGACCGAGATAGTCAACTCCGCACAAGGTGTGGCTACTCGTATCACAGAGGAGACTGGCAAAAAGCTAGCACTTATCAATGAGTCTATCAACGGTATAAGGCGAGAGTATCAAAACGCTGATAAAAAGCTATCAGCTAGCTATCAGCTGGGCATAGATGGTCTCAAAGCCACCATGCGTAGTGATAAAATCGGCTTACAAGCTGAGATACAAACAACCGCTCAAGGCTTGTATCAAAGGTATGATAACGAGATACGCAAGCTGTCCGCTAAAATAACCACTACCTCGTCAGGCACTACAGAGGCCTATGAAAGCAAGCTCGATGGCTTACGAGCTGAGTTTACTCATAGTAATCAAGGTATGCGCGTAGAGCTGGAGTCAAAAATCAGTGGGTTGCAATCAACGCAACAAGCAACTGCCAGGCAAATCTCACAAGAGATAAGTAACCGTGAAGGTGCTGTCAGTCGTGTACAACAGGGCCTAGACAGTTACCAACGACGATTACAGTCCGCAGAGGGTAATTACAACAGTTTGAGAGAGACTGTAGCGGGTTATGAGCGCAGGATATCCAATCAGGATAACACTATCTCCTCTAACTTTACACAGCTAAAAAGCTTGATAAATCAGTCTGTGACCTTAGGAAAAATTCAGTCCCTCTTGCGGCAATCTGGCGACAGTATCATGCTTGCGATTAAAGACAAAATCCCGCAAAGTAAAATGTCTGGCAGCGATATTATCTCAGCGATTAACTTGAATTCCCGCGGTGTGCAAATAGCTGGTAAAAACATCGCTCTTGATGGCAATACGACGGTTAATGGAGCTTTTGGGGCTAAGTTAGGGGAGTTTATCAAGCTAAGAGCCGACCAGATTATCGGTGGGACAATCGATGCAAACAAAATCAATGTGATTAATCTCAAAGCTAGCAGTATTGTTGGTTTAGATGCCAATTTTATCAAGGCAAGAATTAGCTATGCTATCACTGATTTGCTTGAGGGTAAAGTTATTAAGGCTCGTAATGGTGCGATGACAATAGACTTGCAAAGCGGTCAAATCAACCATTACACAAATGAGTCAGCCATGAGACGTATCGATAGCAGTACAGCTAGTCAGTTTATAAAGATGACAAAGTCAGGCTTTATATCTGAGATAGGTAACATGCAAGCTGCAATGACGGTTATAGGCTCTAATAGCGATGGGTCAGAAAACCATGAAAATAAAACCTTCGGAGGCATAAGAATTTGGAACGGGAAGTCATCTTATCAATCGACAAGTTTTGTTGAATTAGTCGGTAACCGTGTAGCAATCTATGGAAATAAAAATCGTAGTCCATGGCTCTTTGACTCAACAACGTCAGGATATGCTTACCTTATCCCTCAAAATGACAGAGGTATAAAGCATGTCATAGGGAGAGCTGATCGTAAGATAGACCAAATCCACGTTGGAGATATCTATGTGCAAGGCGAACGTGTAGCCATGATGTTAAAAGATTTAGCACTTAAAATTGGCTATATAGGTACAGGTGGTTGGGCTAACCGCATAGGATAAATTAGGGAGAAACAATGCAAGAAAAATTATTAGGTAAAATTATTAACGATTTAGCACTTAAAGTTGCTAATTTAACGCTAGAAAATGCTCAATTAAAAGCACAGCATGAAATCGAATTGGAAGAATTAAACGCACAATTGGATGAAGCAACAGCACCGAAGGAAGAAGGTAAATAAACATGAGAAATTGGAAAGTAACAGGAAAATACCCACAATATGACAGCACAGGAGCAGTCGCAAGCACACATATTATTATCACTGCTGAGGATGGCTCAGTCATCTCTCAACCAATCAAGCAGGACTTAATCTCAACTAATGACACAGAGATTATCAAAGCTACTTTGGAAGAATTTAAAAAATCCGAATATGTCGAAATCGCTATGGGCGAAGCAGTACAAAAAGTTGATGACTTGGAAAAAATACTCACAAGAAACCGCTAAGACTGCTAAAACAGCCCAAACAGCCGCTGGACTAGCTAAGGTGTCCGCAGAGCGTACACAGCGGATGATTAACTTGCAAACCATCCACGTATTGACAAGTGGTGGGAAAGTTGAACCCGATATCTACAAAGGTATGTTAGAGCTTATTGAGCCTGCTAAACAAGGCGAGTATCAGGCTTATGACGTGTTTACTGTTGTAGATGAGTCGCACGAAGATCAAGCGGGAGAAGGGAACCTTGTCTTTGTACATGTCAACGAGCCGTTTACTTATGAGGCGCAAACTCTTAAAGATTTGGAATCAGAGGATAAAGTCACAGTTATTAAATATGCGGATTTGGTTAAACAAGATTAGAGGTGGTTAGATGATAGATTTTGTACAAATTGGTGCTTTTTGTGGCGCTGCTTTGTCTATCTTGGGTGTTTGGGGATTTATCGTCAATCCCTTTAAAAAAGCCATGGAAGCTAATGAGTTTGCCATGGCTCAACTCAAGGACTCAATTAAGGAGTTAGCTTATGAGCTTAAAAATCTTGATCGTGAACGTGAGATTACCAAAAAAATTATCGACCGCCACGAAGAGCGTTTAGGTCGTGTCGAAGATGAAGTCATTATTAATAAGGAGCGTATTGTCACGCTGTTTAAAAAAGGAGAAGAAAAATGAACAAATGGTTTAAAAAAGTAGCAATCAAAACAATTAAGACAATGGCACAAACTGCGGTTGGTCTTATCGGGTCAAGCATGTTGATTACGGATATTAACTGGCCTACTATGCTATCAGCAGTGTTGTTGTCAGGACTTACTTGTGTCCTCATGAATGTGTCACAAATCAAGGAAGAGGAATAAGCCATGCGAGCAGTCACACGATTAGCATTAGTTATAGCAATCGCAATACTGTATGTGCCGATGTCTGTGGTTGCTCTTATCTTTTATCCGTTTTTAGATGAGGAGGACAGATGACCTTTTTAGATAACATTAAGCAAGGCTGCTTAGATGGCTGGACTAAGTACAAAATCTTGCCATCCTTGACCGCAGCACAAGCAATCTTAGAGAGCGGTTGGGGCAAACATGCCCCACACAACGCTCTGTTTGGTATTAAGGCAGATAGCTCTTGGACTGGTAAATCATTTGATACCAAAACCCAAGAGGAATATCAAGCAGGTGTTGTCACGGATATTGTGGACCGATTTAGGGCGTATGATAGTTGGACTGACAGCATTATTGATCACGGCAAATTTTTAAACGACAATCCACGCTATAAGGCAGTCGTTGGTGAGACTGACTATAAAAAGGCTTGCCATGCTATTAAAGATGCAGGGTATGCTACTGCGAGTGGATATGCGGAGCTACTTATCCAAATTATCAAGGAGAATGGCTTGCAGTTTTGGGATGCCGAAGTCTTAAAAAGTAATAAGGAGGAAACAATGACAACCGCAAATGAGATTGTAAAATACTGTGTCGACCTTGCCAATTCAGGCATGGGAGTTGATAAAGATGGTGCTTATGGAACTTAGTAAATTGGGTTCCTAACCTCGAGAATTGCTGGGACTCCCTTAGAGCATTGTAAACCACAACGTGTCTGGCAACAGAGAGCGTGACGGTTAAAAAATTACAATGATTGGGAAATCAGCAGGCGAGCCTCTATGGTAACAGTAGAGGAAGCTTCAACGACTAAGTGCTTGCAATCGCAAGACAGCACGGGGCAATTATGATATAATAGGTTAGATGAAATTTGAGGTTTAACCTATGAAGACTACTGAAATAAAAGAAATTGGAAATGTTTTTAATAACTTGAGAGTAATTAGCTATGCAGGAAAAAACAAACACAATAAAAAGCTAGCTTTTTGTGAGTGTTTACTATGTGGAGCTAAGAAAAATATGATTTTGACAGAAGTTAGGACTGGAAAAAGCAAATCATGCGGATGTCTAGCTACGATAAAAGCCAAAGAGCGCCAGATGGTACATGGGTATAGCGGAACAAAGGTGCATAGAGCCTGGAAAGGGATGCGTCAAAGGTGTACGAATCCAAATTACGAACACTACCATAGATATGGTGGTCGAGGGATTACGTTTAGCGATGAGTGGAATGATTTTCAAATATTTTTGAACGATATGGGTTTTCCGCCAAGTGACAGACATCAGCTTGATAGGATTGATAACGACGGAAATTATTGTAAAGAAAACTGCCGTTGGGTTCTACCTAAAGAGAATTGCAACAATCGTAAAACCTACCACAATAAGACAGGTTTTACCGGAGTCACAGAAAACACTTCTAAAAAAGGGCGTTATTCTGCAGTGTTTCATGTTAATCGTAAACACATCCAAGTTGGGACTTTTGACAGTCCGCTAGAAGCTTACAGAGCTAGAGTTAACGCTATAAAAAAATATAATAAAGAGCACAACACCAATTTAAAATATATAGAAGTAGAAGATTTATGATTGAAGATATAGTCTCATCTCTTGTGAAAGCAAGAGCTCGAAAGAGTGTTATAAGCTATACAAGTATTTTCAGAAATGAAATTACGGAGAGGCTTATAATTAAAGGATAATGCAGTGTGCTGACTTACCATGTTTTATCGTCAAAAACTGGTTCGGCATTGATTTATGGGGTAATGCCATAGACTTGTTAAATAGCGCATCTGCGCAAGGGCTAGAGGTCATATATAATGCCCCTGGAGTCAATCCCAAAGCTAGTGACCTTTTTGTCATGGAGGTAGCTGGTAGTCCCTACGGACATACAGGAGCTGTCATCGAGGATAGTGATGGCTATACGATTAAAACTGTTGAGCAAAATATTGACGGTAACTGGGATAGTCTGCAGGTAGGCGGACCCGCTCGCTTTAATATCCGCGACTTTACTGGCGTTATTGGCTGGATTAGATTGCCAGTTGATCACACTCACCAGACAGTAGATACAGCACCACAAAACTCGGACACTATCGTAGAGACAGCAAAAACAGGCACCTTTACCCTTGATGTCGCAGAGATTAATATCAGACGCTGGCCAAGTTTAGCCAGCGAGGTTGTAGGTATCTACAAACAAGGCGATACTGTCAGCTTTGACAGTGAGGGTTACGCCAATGGCTACTACTGGATTAGCTATGTTGGAGGCTCAGGTATGCGTAACTACCTAGCTATTGGACAGACTGATAAAGACGGGAACCGCATCAGTATTTGGGGTAAATTAAATTAGATAAGACAAATGCCCTCGCTTTTTGCGGGGGCTGTTTTTTGGTATCCTAATCAAGATGTAGTGTTAGCTAACTTTTTAGCTAACAAGATATAGTACTTGACAAATATGTTATAATTAAGAAAAAGGAGGTGTAATTGAGATGCATGCGTTATTTGTTGCAAATTATATAATTGAGTATTCAAATAAAAAAGGCTACAAAATTAATAACCTTAAATTGCAAAAATTATTATACTTCGTTAATGTAAGAAACATTCTTGAAAATGGAGCTCCGCTTTTTGAAGAGAGTATGGAAAAGTGGAAGTATGGACCGGTTGTTCCTGATGTCTATCATGAATATAAACGTTTTGGAGCTTTTTCCATTTCTACAGACGAGATGATTATGGAATATGTTGAATTCAGCGTCAGCCCATTCGGGGAGTTATCTGACTTAGAGATAACTGAATATGACTCACAAAAAGTAGAGAATACTCAATTGATTGAGAATACAGTTGATGCTCTGCATGGGTTCGGTCCGTTCGAACTTGTTGATATTACTCACGACCATACACCTTGGAAAAAGTATGAGGATAGAATAATGGACGGTGTCCAAGGAATTAAATATACAATCGAAGAAATAAAAGACTTTTTTGGACATAATCCAGGGGCTAAAATATGGGTACAATAGCTCCAGCGTTTATGGAATTATTACTAGATGCTAATTTTTGCAAAGCACCAGTAAATAATCAAGACACTTTATTAAAGGTTTATCATAGGGAAATGGCTAAAGATAATGTCACAATTCCTTATGAAATAATTGCTGAATATGTGTATAGTCACGAAGATAGCGTTGAAGAAAATGAGAAATTAAACTCAAATATCGACTTTATTATTTCGGAATTTTCAGGGACTGATACACAAAAAAATATTTTGATAAAAAACCTCGATAAAATAAAAAGCAATTATTCATTAGCTCAAACTCAGAAAAAATTTATACTTAAAAACTCTCAAGAAGCTAAAGATGTTCTGGAGAAGATTATCCCTGAGCTAAACACATTAGCAAAAGAAACTTCTAACCTTGCAGCTACAAATGACGAATTAAAAAAACAATCCGCAGAGACTGACGGTGTTTTGCAAAAAGTTAAGCAAGGAGTGGATGATGTTCGGAATACAAAATCTTCAATCTACACAGACTTTATTGCTATCTTAGGAGTGTTTTCAGCTTTTGTTTTTGTTATGTTTGGTGGTATAGATGTAGCAAGGGCGATATTTGACATTGGTAATGATCTTCAGACTCTTGATTTATCAAGGATGATTACTGTCTCAAGTCTAATGCTAATCGGTGTATTGACATTGATGTATTCTTTGTTGCTGTGGGTAGCTAGAATTACAGGTAAAAATTTTGGTAACTGCTATTCGTCAAAATGTGATAATGGGTGTCGGCATAAATGGTGTCATTTTCTCATGAGACATTCATTTTATTTTTCTTTAATGTTCTTACTTGTTTTAACAACTGTAGTTAGTCACTGTCTCCTTAAATAAAAAACCAACCGCTCTCTTGATTGAGGGCGGTTTTTTGTGTGCAAAATCAAGAAAATTCTTTTATCTTCTAAAACAAAAAAAGGGGGGAAGATAAGTTAAAAACTTAGTCATACCAACCTGATGAAGTAGGCTATCTTGAATAGATGCTGTTAAATAATTGTATACATAAAATCCTATTATATTAAGCTTTATAGCTGTATAATGTTTTTTTTGTGTTTTTTAAAATTATAGTTGAATTATTATTTAAATATAGTATACTTGCTAAACAAATTGATTAAACTTAAAAAATGTTAGGAGAAAAATAGAAAAAAATACCTTGACTTTGTTATTCCTTGTGTGTGTATCGCTTGCTCTATACACTACTGAGAGTGTCTTTTCAGATACGTACAATACAAATGATGTTAGAAATCCAAGGAACATATATGCTCCTAGATATGATAAAGACGAAATTTTGGATAATAGAAGATTAAAAGAAATATATAATAAAGAAATTATTGAAAAAATAATATATCGATAAATGCCAAACAAGGAACGCAATTGATTTTTAATACGGATGAAAATACTACAGTTTGGAATGATAACACTTTTAAGAAAGTCATATCTAGTAATCTTTCTCCTTCACAGGAAAGAATGTTTAATGTTGGTGATCATGTGAATATTTTTGCTATAGTAAAGTCATATCATGTTGTATGCAAGGAACAATTCAATTATAGTGATGGGGGAATAATAAAAACAAGTGATGTAAAACCAGAAGAAAAAGCAATTTATATTAATATTTTTGGTGAAAAAGAATTACGAACATTAACAGCTAAAGATAAGATTACCTTTAAAAATAATATTGTAACTCTTCAGGAGATTGATGTTAGACTTAGGAAAAGTTTGATGGGGGACAGCAAAATAAAATTGTATGAGTACGATTCTTTGTATAAAAAAGGGTTTTGGGATATTCATTATAAAGACGGTGGCATTAGACACACCAATTTATTTACTTACCCCGACTATACAGATAATGAAACGATTGATATGAGTAAAGTTAGTCACTTTGATGTTCACTTAAACGAAGATTTTTCTAAAGATTAGTGGTTGAATGCTATTTTAATTTAATTTTTAGTCTATTTAAATAGATTTTGATGAATTAGACGGTTTTAGTAGACTTCTAGGCATCACTATCGGTCAACCGAGGAATATGACAAAACCGCTCAGATAATTCTGGGCGGTTTTTGTTGTTTTTTAAGGAATTATTTTTTTAATTTCTTTCATCTTCAATTTTTATTAACCTATGAAGGAGGAATGTAGAACCCGTCATACGCCCGTTTGTTTATTTCTTTTTCAGGAAATAGTAGCTACCAAATATTTCAAATACGTTAATTTAAAATTACCACTATATTTAATTTTACCAAAAAAATTAAATAAAAAAAAGACTTGTATTTGTAATATTTTAAGTGTAATATTCTTCTTGAGATAAGGTCTACCTTAGTTTTAAGAAAGGAGGTTTGTTGACATATTGGGGTAGCACTTAATAGTTTCTCTGTTATTAAAATAGTTGGAGAAAATTTATGAAAAAAGTAATAAATACTATTCTATTAGCTGCTTGTTTTTTATTCTTTTTAGGTAATTTTACTACAAATGTATTAGCTGAAGGGATAAATGATAAAATGGAAAATGGCACTGAAAGTGATATTAGCTTCCAAAATGGTGAACTCCTAAAAAATTATCTTATCCTAGAAGGTGAACGAGTATACTTTGATTATGATAGAGCAACTCAAGATAAAGTATCAGATGATGTTCTAGAGATGGGAATGTTAGTTGAAGCTATAAGTAAGGATTATTCTGAGAAGACATTCACCCCAGATAAGTATTTTAAAGCTAGTTGGCCTGTCCACGGTAACTATTGTGGACCAGGTCATAATGGGAATAACTTTACGTTGCCAGTAGTAGATGTTTTGGATCAAGGTTGCCAAAACCACGATAGTTGCTATAAGTGGGGTGCCGGTATTGGTGCTAATTGTGAATGTAACCGTCAGCTAGTTAATTACATAAAAGTTTATAGACGATGGATGCCAGCGAATGTCCTTGGCGTAGCCGATGCTATTAGAGTATATTTTGAGACAGTAGGTTCTATAGGATGTTAAATTTCAAAAAAAACGTTAGTGATTATTCGAAGTACTATATTTTGAGTATAGTGTTATTATGGATAGGAATGTTCTTTGTTCCTTGGGATAAGACTCTATTCGGTGTTTCGATTTATCTGTTTGTTATGCAAAAGTTATTTATAGTGTTTGGTTTGACGGCTATCTTCATGGCCTTTGTGTCTAAAAAAATAAATCTATTTATTTGGGGAATATTATTTATTTTCGCATTTTGGATTAATATGTTTTTGTTATTTTCCGTATTACCAATTTTGGGAAATTAGTTTAACAAAAAAGAAGAGGGGGGTCTCCCTCTTCTTTTACGAATAAATAGATAAGGAGGTACTTATGCTAACATACGACGAGTTTAAGCAAGCGATTGACAATGGATATATCGCAGGCGATACAGTAGCGATCGTGCGTAAAGACGGACAGATTTTTGATTATGTGTTGCCGAATGAGAAGATAAGAGATTGGGAGGTTGTGACAGACGAAAAAGTGGAAGAGGTGCTAGTGGAGCTTTCGAGATAAGTATTTTCTTTGCCCCCTGAGAAGTAGTTTTATTAAAGGGGTAAATAGGGGGCATAAGTTTAAAACTTACATAGTTGATTCGAAGCAATTATATAAAGTTTCGTTATTTTGTAGCTTTATAAAATCAAAGTTTATTATATTATATGTGCACAATATTAAGTAATCTTTAAAAGACGCTGTTAAATAATTCGTCTAGAAAAATCTTGTTGCTATCGATGTTTATTGATAGCGACAAGGTTCTTTTTTTATATTTGGGGCATAAAGTTAGTAGTTTTCTCTTCAGTTAAGCCAAGTTCTAAAGCATGCACTCTATAATGGTCAGTCATCCTTCTATTAGTATATCATTTCCGCAGGTAGGGGGAGTTTTTTTCATATTTGCAAATAGTTGAAGTTAGGATTTTTGAAAGCAAAAGGTAAGTTTAAAAAAGTTTATTTAGAATGTTTCTAAATTACTTGACTTATTTATTTAGAATTATTATAATTAATATATCTTAAAGATTGAATAACTTTTAATTGCGAGGGAACTAAAAATGACAATCAGACAATGGATGGCAGACCATCTTCATTTGATGGAGACTTTAGCGTGTTTGGTATTAATAATAATTGGCCTAGCCTTTTTACACTCATTTCCACAAGTGGCTTCCGCTATTTTCATTACAGCCTTCTTGATTGGAGGATATGCGTCTGCAAAAACGGGTATATTGGATTTGGTGAAGAACAAACACTTGTCAGTGGATATTTTGATGATTTTGGCAGCTATCGGTGCTGGAATTATCGGCTATTGGCTGGAGGGTGCTCTGCTTATTTTTATCTTTTCGTTGTCCAATACGCTTGAAGAAATGGCCATGGAAAAAAGTAAGGATGCTATTTCAGCCTTGATGTCCTTGACGCCAGATACAGCTCGTCAATACCAAGAAGATGGCCATATTTTAGAAGTTGAGACCAGATCCTTGAGTGTTGGTGACCGTTTACAAGTTCGTAAAGGCGAAGCTGTTCCAATTGACGGGCAGTTGCTTAGTCCTTTTGGTCAATTTGATGAATCTATGGTCACTGGTGAGCCTATCACTGTTGATAAGGCAGAAGGCCAGGATCTGATTGGGGGAACCATTAACCAAGGACAAACCATAGATATGTTGGTTACTATTGAAAATGACGATACTCTCTTTGCCAAGATTATTAATCTGGTGGAATCTGCCCAAGAAAAGAAAAGCAAAACTGCCACCTTTATCGAAAGCTTAGAAGATGGTTATGTCAAATTTGTGCTCGTCCTTATTCCTGCCTTTATCCTCTTTAGCCACTTTGTGCTTTCTTGGACTTGGTTGGCTGCTTTTTACCGAGGGATGATTCTCTTAACAGTAGCTTCACCATGTGCCCTAATTGCCAGTTCCACACCTGCTAGCTTGGCTGCTATTTCTCGTGCAGCCAGAAAGGGATTGATTATCAAAGGAGGGGATATTGTCGATAACATGGGAGATATTAAGGCTGTTGTCATGGATAAAACGGGAACGCTCACCCAAGGAAAACCTTCTGTTGTGAATGCTCATTATTTGGAAGATGAGTTGCTCGTGAATAGACTGGTAAAAGGAGCAGAGACTGCTAGTACCCATCCTATTTCTAAAGCCCTTCTTGAATACACTGAAAAATTGGAGCCACTGACCTTTGACCACTTAGAAGAAATTTCTGGGAAAGGTTTTCAGGGCTTCTATCAAGGGCAAGAATGGCGAATTGGCAAGAAAACCTTCATTTTGGAAAAGGTTCAAGACCTATCAGCTTTTGAAGAAACTATTCAAGTGGAAGAAAATCAAGGGAAAACCCTAATCTTTGTTTCACGTGACCATCAATTGATAGCTTACTATGCCCTCTTGGATGATATCAAAATAGAATCAAAACGTGCTATTAAGTCTCTTCATGCCATGGGAATCAAAACAGTCATGTTAACAGGTGACCAAGAACGAACCGCCAATTATGTGGCACAAAAACTTGGTATTGATGAAGTGGTAGCCAACTGTATGCCTCAAGATAAGGTGGCTAAGTTAGCAGAATTAAAGACTAAATATGGTTTTGTGGCTATGGTAGGAGATGGTATTAATGATGCTCCTGCCCTTGCTCAAGCAGATGTTTCTTATGCTATTGGATCAGGAACAGATATTGCAATGGAAAGTGCAGACAGTGTGATTATGGATGACTTGACTCGTATTCCATTTTCGATTCAACTTTCCCGCAAAATGAAGACCATTATCAAACAAAATATTGTTTTTGCCTTATCTGTGATTACCTTATTGATTTTAGCCAATGTTTTTCAGGTAGTTAACTTGCCGCTTGGTGTTGTTGGACACGAAGGCTCAACGATTTTAGTGATTTTAAATGGCTTGCGTTTACTTTCTTTTAAATAA